CCCGAAGGCACACGGTAACTGACCAAGTCCTTTATGAACTTGGAACCATACTTCTTAGAAGACATGGTAATCCCTTTCCTAACTTAAATAGGTTGACGTATGTTACCAAAGCCCTTTAAGGCTAAGGTTAGTACGGCCTATCAAAGTTGATAACGGCAGTCCGCAATGGAGTAGCCGTCGCATCAGACGGTAAAGCATCTGACGCCGTGATCGTTGTAAACAAGAGCGAGGCCAGTTGACTAAGCAATACAGTCCGCTCGGCCGACGTGCTACGCTCTGGCAACAGGAAGTCGACGATAGCCTGGCAGTCATAGGCCTTCTGTGAGGCAGGAGTAAACCCGCTCACATTAGTACCGCTAACTGCTTCTAGCGTCGGTAGGGACAGTTTAGCTGTCACTTTGTAAACGCGGCTCCCCTTGGTAGGGGGACGGGTCGACATAGTGAAGCTAGGAAAACCAACGGCGATTCCGCCAGATTGGTCTTCCCACCGTGCAACCCCAGGGACGACATATCCAATGGGGGTGTACGTCTTGTCTACTCCGACCGTAGCGCTCGTTGTAAGAGCGGTTGTGGAAAGGATAGTAGACAGTTTCAAGTCGCCGAAGGCTGACATTGATAATTACCTCAAGAAAGATAATAGCCAGTCTGATGAATTAGAAGGCAGACCTCATCAACGCTATGGCATTCAGAGCATGCGTAACGGAAAACGGATTTTTAAGCACAGGTGGCTTCATAGTAGGAAACGCCGTAAGGCGAGACCTACGAAGGCGCACACGCTGGCCAAAATACGACCCATACGCTTCCTCTGCTGTGTCAGGCGATGCTGGGAGACTACCCGACCAATTCACTGACGAAGATGTTATCCTCTTGCCATAGTCGGTTTGGAATCCATCGACAAAGACCAGGCCTCCCCACGCTGATAGCGTTTCGAGGTAAGGTCCAATCGGTAGAAACCAATCGACGACAAAAGAATAAGGTAATAACTCCCATGTCAGATTCACGGGGTTAGTAAAGCCGGTCTGGCCAAGGAAAGAGTGCAACCTATTATCTATCGCATACCGTAACCCAATACGAGTCGAGTAATTGGTAATATACTGTATAGTACCAATTTTAAACGAACCGTTAAAGGGATGGTTTACGTTAGCATAGGAGACCTCTCTTTTCGAGGCTGACCCAGTCACCATGCGAATACTCCCGCGAGTATCAGTATGATACTTAGCGAGGGCCTTCACCGCTCCATCGATATCATTAAGTAAAGGCTTCCATCCGTATTGGAACGCAAGCCAATTATTGGCAAGCGAACCGCCACGTTTGGGTTCCCGACCTTTCTGAAATCTAGGAGTCGAAGACTGCCATAAAACATCAATAACACCAGGAATGTTTCCATTCCGGGCAGCATTTGCAGCTTTACTCATACGAGTGGCGGCATCAAAGATGACGTCAACCGTACGGTTAGCTTGCGCGATGTCTTGCGCGAGATTACCGTCAATCCCGCGTTCGGAACGTTTAATCACGT